GAGGTAACTATTAATGTCGCACGTTAGATATCGTATGTTGTCGGCTTTGCCAGAGGTCTTAGACCCAACAATCAATGATTTGTTTGAAACGGAGATTCCAGAGTTGGAATTGATTACAGACTTAATCTTTGATACCAGACGGTTGATGTTGTTACCAGAAGCGACTGAAGACTGGATTGCCCGTTGGGAAAAGGCCCTTCAGGTAAAGCCTAAAACAATTGATTTGGAAGAACGAAGGCGGTATCTAATCACTTTAATTTCTTCCAAGATTAAAATCAACTCAGTGAGTTTACAAAAAATTACAAAGAGCTTTACGAATGTCAATAATTTAGTGACGGTCAAGGGTTCAGCGGTACATATCCGATTTTTAGGAGAACTACCGACTGGATATTTGAACCGTTTTTTAAAGTACGTGCGTGAGTTGATTCCTGCTCATTTAGGAATCCAATTCTCCGTTGAAGCACCGATGATGAATGCGATTTATATTAGTGCTCATACATTCAGCGATATTCGTTCAGTTCGATTTGGATAGGAGGAAATAAATGGGATATTTTATCCAGCCTATTGTGACCGATAAAGCAATCAGCGAAACGGCCCTAGCAATTCAAAATAGAGAACCACTTGTTTTCACTCGAATAGCTTTGGGTAGCGGACGGCATCGGACTGATATTGGTAAGAAAAACAATATCGTACAAGTTGTTCATTCTTTGCAAGTGACACAGTCCTTATCGACTGATATAGCTGATACGATTCGTCTTACAGCTCGATTTGATAATTCACAGATTGAGCGTGAAATGATTGTGAATGAAATCGGTGTGTTTGCAAAACGTGGAAATCATGAAGAGTTCATGTACATGTACACTTGGGCTGAACAGGGGGATGTGATTCCTCCTAAAACATCTGCTTATGTATATCGAGATTATGATTTCAACACGACTATTAGTAAGAATAGTCAGATTACCATTCAATACAATGCGACTGACTTAGTTTATGCAACTGTCCCTGAATTGAAGGCGACAGAAAGAAAGTTACAAACCAATATCGACAATCACATTAGAGATGCTGCCCGTCACGTTTCCGACCAAGAACGGACACGCTGGAATGGGAAAGCCGACTCAACCCATCGTCATAGGGTATCTGATATCGACGGTCTGCCTGAAAAGATTGATGAGGTCACTAGAAGCAAGGCTGAGAAAGTTGACTTAACTGGTCACATCAACAACCGAAACAACCCACACGGTGTCACTAAACAACAAGTGGGACTAGGCAATGTCGCAAACGTCGAACAAGCAAGTAAAGTTGATTTTCAAAATCACTTAAACAGTCGCAACAATCCACATAGCGTTACGAAGCAGCAAGTCGGACTGGGTAACGTAGACAATGTCAGACAAGCAAGTTATGAGTCTGTAGAAGCTTTGAAGCGTGAGGTTCAGGAACACGAAGATAGACTAAATACTATTGAGTACATGTTCTTGCAGAACGACTTCACTGCACCGATTCGTACGGAAGATGGTACAGAACATACCTTGCTTGCTGATGAAAATGGCCGTGTGATTGTCGCAGATTGGAAATATAGAATGGAGGTATAATATGGCAGTAATTAGTACACAGACACGAAAAGTAACTGACTTACCACAAACATATCAGGTTAATGACTCGGACAACATCATGATTCATGATGGCCGTGGGTTGAAGAAAGTGTCTGTGCAGACATTAAAGAATGGAATGAGTAGCAATGTGTCAGTAGCTACGTCAAACTCAAATGGGATTGTCAGACCTGATAATCAGACGACTGAGGTTTCAAATGGTGTGTTGAAAGCTAAGACTGCAACTAGTGGGCAGACTGGTGTGGTGCGACCTGACAACTCAACGATTACAGTCGATAATTCGGGTGTTTTACGAGTTAATAGGTCGGCTTTAAATATCCCTAGCTTACCGTCTGAAATCGTAGCCCACAAGCTGATTAATCAAAACGGAAATCAGCAAATGAAGTATTGGTTCGGCTCTAAATCGCAGTATGAGTCAATTTCGTACAAAGACCCGAACACAATCTATGATGTGTATGAGTAGGTGATGCTATGGCTACAAGAGAAGGTATCTATGTTGGTGGTAAAGATATCATCGAGCGTTATGTTGGAACGAGACTTGTCTGGAGTAAGTGGGTCTATGTTGGGTATTACCAGAATCTAAGAACTCCGTACGATTCACAAGGGTATTTGGTTTTTGATTCAATAAGTTCAAGCGGTTTCAACGATAAATATCGTGATGAGAGCAGAGTAAAGGATGTTAAAGTACGGATTCAACACCGTAACGATACAATTACAACTGTTTATGCGAAGTATGCGCGGTTGTACGATAGGAATACAGGGCAAGATAATTACCGTAGAGGAAAATCGCTCTATATCTCGTTTAAGGACGATAATCAAAAACAAGTATTTAAAAGTAATTTCGCAAATGGCGATTCACTATTCTTTTATTTCAAATAATCAGGAGAAACAAAAATGGACTATAAATTAGTAAATAAATTTTTCAGAGTTGGCAAGACGGAAGTCTCTATTCAATGTGACAAGCCGTTTACTTTTTTCACTCGTGAACTTGACGGAGACCATATGGGTGACGCAGATGAAACCCTCATCGAAGCGGTTAAAGATGTGCTACGAACTGAGTTAGACCCTACAAGTGCCATTGTCAAAAACCAAGAACAATTGGCTAAAACAACTGCAGCACTTGAACAAGCCAACCAGCTTATGGAAGGTATGCAGAAGGTCAGCTTGCATAACACTGACGATATCGAAGAAATCTTTGCACGCTTGGAAGTGCTTGAGAAACACAACGGTATTGATCATGAGCATGAGAACGAAGCAGAGGGACATGAGGAAGCATCTCACGTTGCAGAAACAGAAACACACCCTGCTGAACCTGCTCCAGTAACCCCACCAGTTCAACCAGAACCCCAACCAGCTACAGAAGTGGCTACAAACGGAGTTCCAAACGTGGTCATATCTGAACCAGCACCAGCTCCAGCGCAACCAACTACTGAACAACCAGTAGCAGAAGCACCTATTCAACCTGCACCAGCAGTAGAACAACCAACAGAAAGCGAGACAGAACATGAAATTCCTACACCGACAAGCGAAGCGAGCACTGGTGAAAACAATGGAGGTAGCAACAATGAGTAGAATTACATTAGACCAAGCTAAAATCGACATGTACATTAACTTGCTGAAACGTGAAGCGATTGACTTTTCATTTGTCAATAAACGCTTCAAAGACCGTGTACGCAAAGAATTGGAACGCCTTGGCTTGAGCCATTTGGCGAACTAAAGAGGTGTTTATGGACGTCTTACAACACGTTGAGCATTTATTCACGAATGTTGTTTCGGTATTATCCCCAATTATCATAGCGTGGTTGGGGTACAAGCTACCGAAAAAATCAAAAGAGCAGACAGAGCAGATTATCTCTGAAGTTTCAGATGTCAAGAAACAAATCGAAGATGTCCAGACTACCGCTAGTGAGAGCAACAAGAAAATTAGTCAAATTCAAGACAAGCAGAAGCTGCATGATGACGCACATCAAGTCATCATGCGTATGCGTCTTGATAGAGATATTCGCAGGGCCATTCGTAGAGGTTTCACGAACAAGGACGAATGTTCAATAGTCGATAGCATGTATTCAAGCTACAAGGCTTTGGGCGGAAATGGGTTCATCGATAGGCTCTATGACAATTTTGGCAAGTTGCCATTCAAGGACGATGGTTTATTTGCTAAGGATAAGGAGGGCAATGATGGGTTGTAACAACCACAGAGTTAATACAACCAATTTGGCTCGAATTGATGGTGGCGACCTTATTAAACAAGGGGATTTGTCTTCTACTTTTGGGTTTGAGTTGTTAGACGAGAATTACCGTGTCATGACCTTGTTTGAAGGTCAAGATGCGGTTGTTACTCTAACAAAGGGACAACGAAGATGGAAGACAACTGCTCCCGTCACTAGCCATTCTGTCAATTTCAATTTAGACAGTATTCTACCAAGCGGTAAATATCGAGTGGAAATCTCGGCTGGAGGGTATGTCTTCCCAAGCGATAGAAATACTTATATTGAAATTGAAGACTCAGATAAAGAATTGGTCACAGAAGAAATCCACGCTTTAAAAGAGCTGGATATAGCAAAGGAAGTTGAAAAGCAACTTTCAGAAAAAACAGTAACAGATGGCGGAGTATGTCCGGAATTTCCTGATCTACTCTTCTTTTACAATCTTGGAAAGGTGTAAAAACAATGGAAAATACTACAAAATTAACAGCATTCGCACAAGCTGTCGGATCAGATATCAAGGAAGTTAAACAAAGCGTCAGCACTAAAGTAGAGACTTCAGCAATGACGCAAGCTATTTCGCAAGCAGTCACTCAAGTTAAATCAGAAGTTAAGGCTGAAATCTTGGGTGAGTCAGTACCTGAAAATCTGGATACTTTGAAAGAAATTGCAGAAAAAATCACGAGCATGGATCAAGATGCAAACGGCGCACTTCTTGGGAAAGTAACAGAAGTAAGCGGACGTGTAGACCAAATTGCTAATCTTGATTTAGTTGAGACTTACAATCAAGCGAAAGCGTGATATCTATGAATAACCTTGAAAATCTAGCTACGGAAATCGGTAAGGATATCAAGGATATCAAGACACGCTACGCCACTAAAGAGGAAATGCACGAAGCGACTGAGATTGACTATTCTCAGATTGTCACGCACGAAGAACTCGAAGAGAAGCATTATCTGACTGAACATCAGAACATTTCTCACTTAGCGACTAAAGCAGAGGTAGTCACGAAACTAGATAAGGTCGATTTTGATTTACTAAAACGTGACGCTGTCACACGCAGCGAGTTAGATAGTAAGCATTATCTGACAGAACATCAGAGTATTTCTCATTTAGCGACCAAAGAGGAAGTTTCAAAGAAATTAGATGATAATGTGTTTAAGAAAGTCGAACAGCTGTTAAAAGATGAGAATAAGATTGACGGCTCTGTTTGGCTTTGGGACAAGAATATGGGTTCCTTCAACTCAAATGGCTGGTTTAAATACAGGCCGATTTCCGTTGATAAAGGAGATAAGTTCTTCTTACTAAATATCCGAGGTGTATTTAGCTATGTTGTCTCAAAAGACGGAACACGATTATTAACTAAATTCTCTCAATCTGATTCTTTAGTCACTACTGACTATGTAGCTAGTGAAG